CTTATCTCACAAGCAGGTCTATCATTGTGTTCTACTAATTCAGATCCAAATCCATAATATCTCCAGTAAGTATATGTTTTAAATAATTTTAAACCAGATGCCTTCTCAACTATTTTTTTTTTGTAATCTAATATTGTATTCATTAACCCATCGTCGTAAAAGGCAACGCCAAAAGATGGTTCCGTTCTTTGATTTTTTATTTTACTAGGCTCTGCAATAGTTTTTAAACAATAATGCTGCAATAGTTTTACCTCATCAGGTGTGAAAAAGTTTTTTAATACTTTAAATCTAAAATCTCTTCTTATGACAGCCATGCTACAATACTATACCTTGTTCCTTTGGTTATTGGTTCAATCATATGTGGGTATAAAAAATTTGATGGAAAGGCTAATAAACTTCCTTTCTTCAATTGTACTCTTTTTATTTCTTGTAGGTTTTGATTACCAAAAACAACATTACCACCTTCGTAATCTTCATTTAAATTCATAATAATACTTAAAGCTCTAGGACTAGAATTCATATCATCTGTGTGAAAAAGATATTGTCCACCAGGTGTATATTTTAAAAAATCAACTTGTGTTAATTTTGTTGCGGCCACCTGTGGAAAAACAATTTTATATTGTTGATAAAAATTAAAAACCTCATCATATACTTTTTTAAAATATATTTGATCAGAGATAGTTTGTTGTGATAAAGTTCTTCCAAAAACTCTTCTGTATTCTTTATTATTATCAAGTGTAGAAAGCCTATCTACGCATACTTTCTCAGCATACTCTATACACTTATCACAAAACCTTTCTGACAGAATTTTGTTATATGAAATAATAGCGTTTTCTATTTTCATTTTTTTATTTTTCTAGTATTAAAAGCAATTATTAGCCTACTTTCATTTGTCTTCAAAGATTTAACTTCATGGGGTATATGTGATGGGTATAACAATAAATGATTTTTTTTAAAGGGGTATTTATAAGTTTCAAAAGATGGGCTATAAAAAATAGTTTCCTGAGTTGCATTACTTTTTAAATATAAAATCCCTGATTTACCCTCAAGTCCATGAAGGTGCAAAGGATGGCTTTCATCTTCATTATATAGTTGTGCCCAGTTATTATCTAACAATAGGTTGTGGCTATCTAAAATTTTTAAAATTTGTTCTCTTAAATTCTTTAACAACGGTAAACTTAAAACATTAATACAATCAAAAGTAGTCTTCATTGTAAAGTTATTTGTTTTATGAATTGATTTAAGCATAGTTTCTACTTGTACTATTTCTTGTTCTGAAATTTCTAATTCATACTCATAAAAACTTTGGTCCAAAGGGTCAAATCTGTGCATTATATTTTACTCATCGATATACCGGCTCTAGGAGTTTTGGGTACTACCTCATGGTATACATCTTTTTTTACTGTTATTAAATCACCTGGAGATAAAATTATACGATGATTGTCTACTATCCATTCGGCTATCCCTTGTACTTGCCAAAAGTAAACGTCTATATCATCTTTGTGTTTACCATAAGTTGGTCCAACACATGTACTAATATACAAATGTGCGGTTTTACATTTAAGTTTTTCTAAAGATTCTTTTACTTCTTTTATAAGATGTGCATCTAACGATACAAAAAAACCTGGACTTATATGTTTAGTAAATTTTTTATTAACTAAGGACCAATTAAAGTTTTCTAAAATAGTTTGCCAGCCCGGTACTTTTTTATTAAAATTTCTTTCTAATTTATACGTGCTCATATTTTTTGTATTAATTTTCCTACATCAGGCAACCAAGCAAAATTTAAACAAGATTTATTCATCATCCATTTAAGATCATATAAATTTTCTATCACAACATGTCCTGGAAAATTTAAACTTGTATTTAATAACATTCCATCATTTTTACTTAACAATTCATGATAATGTTTGTTTTGTTTTTTACTAACAGTGTGCACTCTGCTTAATTTATTTATTGAAGAAACACTAGGTAAATTTTGTTTGGTGTTAAATACATATAACATATACGGGGATATTGTATTCTCCATGCAAAAATAATTATTTGCTTCTTCTTCAGTTACACTTGGAGAGAAAGGCCTATACCATTCTCTTTTTTTAATAGCGTTAACTTTTGACACAGCATCTTTATGAAAGGGATTCATTAGTAAAGAACGATTACCCAAAGCTCTTTGACCTTGTTCAGATCTACCTTGAAACAAAGCTACTGGATTATCTTTTATTATATGTGAAATTTTACTGCTATCGGCTTCCACAATTTTAAAATCTTTAAACAATATTTCAAGAAATTGATAGTCAGGTGGTGGTCCCAAATATACATCTTTTATTTTTTTTATATTACCTTTTAAATAATGATTTAATTGTCCAAGAGATATTCCAGAATCATTACATAAAGGATCTATATTAAAATTTTTATTTAATAAATAATTAGTATTACATAATATATTTTGAGCACATCCACCAGAATAGTTAACATTTTCTTTTGGAACTATTTCGTCAATTTCTTTTTCAAAGTTTTTTTGAAAACTATATAAATAATCTTGAGACTTTGAATCAGCTTTGTCTTCAGTTAGAATAAAATTTTGTTCTAAAGAAACTTTTTTTGTGCCATATTGAGATAACGCCATTAGTTTACCATGCATACCCATGGAGTGTTGTCTATCTAATTTAAACAAAGCCGCTGTCATTACATCATATCTATAACCAATACCCTTTGATTCTTTATAAAGACTATTAAATTCATTATCATAAATTGATTCAGACTCAATAAAATCTTCATCTTTATAGTAAACACCTCCTCCATCTATGACTGCATATTTTTTATTTGAACCCAAACTTACTTTAGAACAATAAGCATGCCATAAATGGTGATGTCTATTTTCTAAAGTGTCATTAAAAACTATTTCAGTATTTTTATGTACTAAATCAAATCGTGTTAAATTAGCGTCAAACCACCATTTGTCGATGCTATTATCTGCATATATTAAATCTGTAATTAAAATTTTGTCAAAGCGTATGTTTAAAGAACTTAAATAATATAGTAAGCTGCCTGTTATATACGACTGCATTTTTTGTTTTGTAAATCTATCAATTTGACAATGCTCTATAAGTTCATTATCTTTTGTTATTGAATAGGCTCCATCATGACCTAAGTGAAGTGATAAAATATACATTATATTGCTACTTTCATTCTTTATAAAACTGATATATAAGCTACTATATGCTACAAAAATTAAATTTCAAGCCTGGTTTTAATAAGCAAGACACAGAATCTGGTGCCGAAGGGCAGTGGACAGATGGTGATTTCGTTAGATTTAGATATGGATTACCTGAAAAAATAGGTGGTTGGAATCAATTAACTGCTGCATCTAAAACATTACCTGGAGCTGCTAGAAAACAACATGCTTTTACTTCTTTTGCAGGTGAAAAATACACAGCTATTGGAACGTCTCAAGGTTTGTTTTTATATTATGGTAATGATTTTTTTGATATTACACCGTTAGATACAGCTATTACAGGATGTACCATAACAACTGTTAATGGTTCAAACACTGTAACAATAAATAAAGGATCTCACGGTTTAGCTAAAGGAAGATATGTAACGTTATCTGCTGTAACTGTTACAGGTGCTTCAGATTATACACCAGCAGAATTACAACAAGTTTATGAAATACAAACAACTCCAGATGTAGACAAATTTACTATACTAGCTTCACGAGCAGAAGGAGGAACAGGTATGACTGCAGCTGGTGCTGCAACTGTTAATCCTTATGTTGAAGTAGGTCCTACTTTTCAAACTGCAGGTTATGGTTGGGGAACTTATCTGTGGGGAAATTCTACTTGGGGAACGGAACGAACAGTAAGTAACGTGATTCTGGATCCAGGCAACTGGAGCCTTGATAATTTTGGTGAAGTTCTTGTTGCAACAGTATTTAATGGTAAAACTTTTACTTGGGATGCTGGAGCCACAACGCCTAGAGGTAACAGAGCTTCTCAGTCAACAACTAATTTTAACACTACAAACAATCCGACAGCTACTAGAATTTCTATTGTATCAGATAGAGACAGACATTTGTTTCATATGGGCACGGAAACAACTATAGGTGATCCTACAACACAAGACCCTATGTTTGTAAGATTTTCTAACCAAGAAGATTTAAATACTTATGCACCAACAGCAACTAATACTGCAGGGACTTTTAGATTGGATACCGGTAATCAAATTAGAGGAGCTATACAAGGTAAAGATTATATCTTTGTAGCAACTGATCTTGCAGCTTATGTAATTCAATTTGTTGGCCCGCCATTTACATTTAGTGTTAGACAAGTTGGTACTAATTGTGGATGTATTGGTCAACA